CGAACTGTGGAACAATGGCACCGATGCTGGTAAAGAACTGGCACGTAAGCAGAAGCGTAAACTGACTTATGTTTCCAACATCTATGTGGTGAAGGATCCTGCTAATCCCGCTAACGAAGGTAAAGTCTTCCTGTTCAAGTTTGGTAAGAAGATCTTTGACAAACTGACTGCTGCGATGCAACCTGAGTTTGAAGATGAAGAAGCAATCGATCCGTTTGATTTCTGGCAGGGTGCTAACTTCAAACTGAAGGCAAAGAACGTTGCTGGTTATCGCAACTATGATTCCAGTGAGTTTGCTGCACCTTCTCCTCTTCTGGACGATGATGACGCAATGGAAGCAGTATGGAAGAAGCAGTATTCGCTTGCCGAACTCGTTGCTGCTGACCAGTTCAAGACCTATGATGAACTGAAGAAGCGTCTTGAGTATGTGCTGGGTTCCAAAGGCACTCCTCGTTATCAGGACCCTGAAGATCTTGATGAAGACAACACCCGTGGTTCGACTCGTGAACTGACTGAGGATCTCCGTGATGAACTGTCTTCTCTGAAACCCACCCGCCGTGCTGCTGCGGTTGAGGAAGATGAGGATGACGATGCCCTGTCCTACTTTGCCCGTCTTGCCGAAGAGTGAAGTCTGATTACACCATTGATCGTGTAAGCAAGTCCGAAGCCGCAGAGTTACTTCTGCGGTTTCATTATCTTAAGGACTTCTCAAAAAGTTTTAAGTCTGGGTATAACTATGGTCTTTATAAGAATAATGACTTTTGCCCATTGAATATCGGTGGTATTCAGGGAGTTTGTGTGTTCACTGGACTCCCTGTTCCTGAAATTGCACAAGGTGCGTTTGGCTTAGAGAGGAATGAACAAGAAGGATTATTTGAACTTTCACGACTTTGCATACACCCTAGCACTCAAAAAACAGAATATAACATTACCTCCTGGTTCGTTTCCCGTTGTATCAGACAACTCCGCAGAGATACGAAAGTCAAAGCAATCATTTCTTACGCTGATAGTGACTTTCATGATGGCACAATTTATCGTGCTTGCAATTTTAGGTATTGCGGGCTTACAGATCCAAAAAAAGACTTCTACTATTCAGACGGCACCAAACATTCAAGAGGTAAAATAAAAGGTGCTGAAGGAGAATGGAAAGACCGTTCTCGTAAGCACCGTTATGTGATGGTTTTCGATAAGAACCTGGAACTCTTATGGTGAAGTGTTCAGAGTATTTTCTGTCTTGATAAGTCTTTCATTTACATATTGGGAAGACTTATCATAGAACATAATCTTTCTCATATCAGTCAAGAATAGACCAAGATAATCTGGTTTAAGAATAAACAATTCTCTTTTCTTATTGTTCTTTTCAACTTCATATTCGTAGTTACTAACTGCTGTAACTGGATTTAAAGTTGCTAACCCGTTACTTGGGTCTGGAATTGTAAAGGAAGAATCAACTACTTTCCCAGCAGGAAGAATAAGTCTTTTGTTTGAATCTTTGACTTCTGTGGTTACATAATACTTAACAGCGTTCAAGTTTGCCAAACCATACTTATTCAAAGCAAAGTTGTATAAGTCTTTGTCAGATAATGGCCATTGCTCTCTGACGTTGACAATACCTGCTGTAATTAACACAACCCAATCTAAATCAGAGGCACCGTAAAGTTCTTCAGCAACTGTATCTGGACGAGCACCATCTTTTACAATATACTTATTGAAAATTGTAAAGACGTTTTGTAAATCATCACGAAGTTTAACTCTTCTGAATAAGTTCTTGACTCTTACATAATCTAGTGAAGAGTTTTTATCAGATAGTGGTGATTGGTAATCTAGATTTGGTAGTTCTCTAAAGTAAGACATATCAGTAACCTACTCCTCCTACTTCATCTGTATATTCTTGTGCATAAATTGGATTAATTTCATTGAAATTAAGACCTAACTGAAGATGAACTGGTGTTCCGTCATCGTATGTCGAATAGGTGTTTGAACCAGTGTAGTTCACCGTCATATTTGTTAGAGCACAAACTTTAAAACGATTCAGGAAAGGATGATCGTTTTTTCCACTCATATACTTAATTTTAAATAAGTCTGGTGCTTGTAAAAACAAACCATTTTTATCGTTTGCTTTTGCTGCCATTGACTTTTTCAAAAATCTAACCATTTTCATAATTTCCAGACCCTCTTCAGAGTATCTTGGAGCAAGGTCAAAAACAAAACTAAAAGATCTCAGAGATGGTCCATCAAATAAAAGTTCTTGGTTTGGGTTTAAAACTTGACCTGTTGTTCTGGCGACAATCGATTTAATATTAACATTTCCCCCAGCAAAGTTTACAACTGAACCAGCAATTGCTGATTGTAAACTGGTTCTTGTTTTTTCATCTAAAATTGCATTTAAAGAACCTTTTGCTAAACCCGTTATAGCATCAATTGGACTACCATCAAGTGCTTTATTTGCTGTTGCTAATCCAGCAGCTTCAAGAGGGTTTAACGAAGAAGATCCCCATTCGACAGAGTTAGCATCTCCTATTGATTGGGGCATTGGTAATATGACATGACCAACTATTTCTTCATTTTCAGATTGTGCTTGTGATTGTGATGGTGCTGATAAAAAAGGTGGTTTAGGAGAAGCTGTAAATTGACTTAAAGTTTGCTTAAACTTTACAACTTTCAAGTACAAGTAATCAGTACTTTCAGTCATTGCTTGTCTTGGATATCTATAATATTCTATGCCACCAGTTCTTGATGCAACATTACTTACAGCACTGGATAAACTAGTTTGGTTGCTTGAACCTTGAGTTTGATTAGGGAGTGCGTTTGTTCCACCCAAATTTAAACTGGGAATTTGCCCAGTATCAGCGCCAAATTTTGGGTTGGTAAAGAAATCCGCCATCTAACTTTTCTAACTATTTAGACGGAAATTGGCAACAGGCAGTTCTTGTAAGTCTCTGAGTTCACTAGGATAAATTTCATAAAGAGAACCAGCAACTTCATTCCAGGTATATTGTCTCATTTCTCCCCAGTGAAAGTTAATTCCTTTAAATCCCCAAGAATAAACATCTGTGACTGCAACCAAAGGATTCTGGTCATAAGTCAAACTTGTAGTTTTGGCATTATAAACAAAAAGATAAAACTTACCAACACTGGGCATCTTACCACTTTCTTGAAGAACTTCTAAAAGTTCGAGCATAATATCATCAGCACTTTCTGTTCCAACAAGACCATCAACAACCGCACGAACTCGGTTGCGATCATTGTCAGTATCTGTGACTTTCTTTTGTTGCCTTTCCTTGAGACTCTTTCTAGGCATTACTTAATGTTAAGTTCGTTTTCTGTGAGCACTTTGAACTCATATCCCCTGTCCGCACACCATTCTTTTGCTGCTTCCCACTTTGCTTGGTTTTTAGCATACTCATATGCCTCATAAAGATATTTTTTAGTTTGTCTTTGAGGTTTTGGTGGAGGTGCAGTCTGTCTTTGTGGTTTGATTTCAATTAAATACTTTTTAATATTCCCCGTGCTTTCTTTTACTTTAATGTAAAAGTCTGGAAAATACCTATGAGGTTTTGAGTCAATTGGAGAACGATACCAAATAAACAATTCTTCAGAACCCCATTCCAATATCTTTTCATTTGTATCACAATAAACCATAAACTTGCGCTCCCATAGGGAACGATAGACAATATTGGTTGGATCTCCTTTATATTTCTTCGGAAAAGACGGTTGATATTTTCCCTTATATGACATCTAAATAACTAAAAGCTCATAATAGGTATTTAGAGTGGTCGAACCCCGCAAAATATCTGATATAAAACCGATATTCAGTAACCTAGCTCAGACATCTCACTATCAAGTTATCTTTGGTGGACTTTCATTTCCTCTTACAACGCATCTGATTTCAAGAGGAATTGACAGTCGTTTTATTGGAGAAACTGTAGGTCTTCTGTGCAGTTCAACTTCTTTACCTGGGTCTCAGTTTGCCACCGCTGACGTTACTGGCAACTTTACTGGTATTACTGAGAAGTTTGCTCATACCAGAACTTACAATCAAATTGATATGGAGTTCTATGTTGATAATGACTATAGAACGATTAAATTCTTTGAACACTGGATGGAGTTTATGTCTAGCGGTTCTGATGAATATTATGATAGACCTGGATATTATGTTAGAATGAAATATCCAAATGAATATAAAGTTAACAGAACAAAAATTATCAAGTTTGATAGAGACTATAGAGTTGAACTTGAGTATAATTTTTATGGGATGTTCCCTCTTATATTGAATCCAACTCCTGTAAACTATGGTGGTTCTGAACTTCTAAAGGCAAATGCTACATTCCACTTTGACCGCTATGTAACTGGTAGAGTTTCTAGTTTCGACTTCTTCCGTGGAATTGATAACAATATTACACCAATCCAACCTTCAAATTCACAAAAACCAACAACTTCTTCAGCACCAAGAAGAGTTCCAGTCAGAGGTGCAAGTGGAATTGTTTATAGGAATATTAATGTTCCATTGGGAGAGTCCATCGTCACGGGAGAACTTTACGCTCAGGCGATTGGTGAGAGAAGAACTTTCTAATAACTCTCTAAATATTTTTACTGAAGTCTATAGGTCATTATGCCTTTACCAACAATTGCTACGCCAACATATGAGTTGGAAATTCCTTCTACAGGAAAGAAAATTAGATATCGTCCTTTTCTAGTCAAAGAAGAAAAAATCTTAATCCTGGCACTTGAAAGTGAGGATACTAAACAGATTGCAAATGCAGTCAAAGAAGTCATCGCAAATTGTATTCAAACAAAAGGTGTTAAAGTAGAACAACTTTCCACTTTTGATATTGAATATATTTTCTTAAATGTTAGAGGAAAGTCAGTCGGTGAAGATGTCGAGGTTCTAATTACTTGCCCAGATGATGGTAGAACTCAAGTTCCTGCGTTAATTAATCTTGACGAGATTAAAGTTCAGATTAGTCCAGAACATACTAGAGATATTAAACTGGATGACAATCTAACTCTCCGAATGAAGTATCCATCAATGAATGAGTTTGTCAAGACAAACTTTGCTGTGTCTGAAGAGTTGACTCTTGATGATACTTTTAATATGATTGCTTCTTGTATTGAACAAGTTTACAGTGAAGAAGAATCTTGGGCAGCAGCAGATTGCACTCCAAAAGAAATGTCACAGTTTCTAGAGCAATTAAGTTCAAAACAATTCAAAGAAATTGAAAAATTCTTTGAAACAATGCCTAAGTTATCTCATACAATTCAGGTGACAAATTCGAACACCGGTGTCACAAGCGAAGTTGTTTTGGAGGGTCTATCGGCTTTTTTCGGGTAAGTATGGCTCATACTAGTATTGAGTCATACTATAAAGTCAATTTTGCCTTGATGCAGCATCATAAATATTCATTGACAGAACTAGAAAATATGATACCGTGGGAGAGAGAAATTTACTTATCTCTACTTCAACAGTATATTGAAGAAGAAAACTTAAAGCAGAGAATAAATGGCTGAAATGGCATCGCCAATTGAAGGAGGTATTCAAGCTGCCAAAGAAGTTGGCGGTGGTGATGCTGCCTTGTATCAAAGAGTTCAAGCAACTGAATCAAGTATTATATCACTGTCTTCAAGTTTGAACGGCATCTCTCAGCAGATGTCGCAATTTAGTTTATCTTTGAATAGTATATCAGCAAATATTGTTACCGAAACAAATCTAGAAAGACAGAAAGAAAGACAAGAACAGCAGCAAGAATTTTTACTAGCGCAGCAGCAGATTCGAGAAGGCAAAGAGAGTGCTATTGAGAGAAAAATTCAAGCATCTTTATCTGCTCCTGTACAGAAAATATCAGCAAAAGCAGAGAATACATTAGGAAGACTCAGGCAAGTTTTAACTGGAGTTTTATTTGGTTGGTTAGCGGTTTCTACCGTTGGATTGATTAAAAAGTATTCGGTAGATGTTCCAAATAAACTGACTTCTGTTCGTGATACTATTTTAAAAGGACTTAATACAGCAGGTCAATTTCTATCAGGTATTAGAAGTTCTCTTACGAATGTTTTCAGTACAATATCTGCTATTTCAAGTAGAGTTGCTCAGCACGTAAACGGCAGATGGTTCATGGGACCAATTCAAAATTTAGTTGATGCTGTTAAGAATTCTTTTAAAACATTTTTTAATATTGGAAAAGGTGCTGATAAAAAAGATGGTACTGGTGGAAGTCCATCTGCACCTACCAGCACTACCGGTACAGGTGGTTCAACTGATAATATGACTCCTGCTGGGGGTGAAACATCAGCGACAGAAGGGCAATCAACTAACGCTGCTAGCCCTGCGATGAGTGGTCTTTCTAGTTTATTAATGTCGCAAAGTGCTATGCAAAATCTTGGTATGATGCCAACTGAAACCAGTGCATCTCAACCAACCACTCCTATGGTTAATCCACTACAGATAAACCAAGAACCAGCGGCGGGTGGTGAAGAAGTTCATAGTGAGCAACAAGAGAGCGCACCAGCAATGTACGGTGAGTTTTCAATCAGTCCTTTACAAGATGTTACAGGTCTTGATATGAGTTCAACTCCTGTTGGAACGCAACAAACTCCGACCACCATCGCTCAAGTTACGCCAGTTGCCCAGCAAGATGTATCTCAAAAAGTTGGTGCTTTACCTGAACCAAAAGCAAATGTTGTAGTTGCGCCAGCACCAGCACAGCAACAAACACAACAACCTGGATATTCACAAGGAAAAGCACCTGCTTCTGATATTCCTGCCATACCTTCTAGTAATCCAAATAATTTTTATGCGATGTATTCAAAGACTGTTTATAATGTGATAGGATAGTATGGCAATTAAATCTTCTATTAATACTGCTAATATTAATAGGTCTGTAGGTTCTTTTAGGCAGAGTTTAAATAATGCTCAAAAGTCTGCAGGTAGAGTTAATTCATCTATTTTACAAAGAAATAAATTCAAAAAGGAATCAATTTCGAAAAAAAATTCTCTTTTTCTTCAAAGAAGGTCGGCAGTTAGAAGAAAAGAATCTCAAGATGCTTCGGAGGCAACAACAGCACTTGGCATAAGAAGAGCACCATCTAGAATTACTAGTGGAAGCACCAGAAGCTTCTTTGGAAGAATGATGGATATTAGCGGTGCATTGATGGCAGGATGGTTAGTTACAAACTTACCAAATATCATTAATCTAGCAGAAGCAACAAGTCGTAGAGCGGTTGAAGTCGCTAGAGTTTTGGGAGGAGCAATTAATAGTTTTACTCAAATTTTAAATACTTTATTCACTGGTCTAACAACTATTGGTGCAAGTTTATTAAGGGGTGATATAGCAAGTATTCCTAATAAACTTTCTAAGTCTGTGGAAGATATGCAGACTTCTTTTACAAGAATGTTCCTTCAATTAGAAGATGCTTATAAGGTTTTAACTCAACCACTAGATTTTTCCAAAGATATTGAAGAACTAAGAGAAAGACTTGGATTGGAAGTTCCTGGTGAAGAACCTGGACCTGGTGGAGAAAGATCTCCAGGAGGTGGTGGTCAATTGCAACCTATTCATAGGCAAGCACTGGATATTATCGCAAAACCAGAAAGTGGTGGAAACTATAATTCAATGAATCAAGGCACAGACTCTAATGGGAAAATTGTTGGATCTGGCGATTCTAATAAAATAATTGGTAAAGCACTCACAAGCATGACAATTGGTGAGGTGATGGAAAGACAAGATGAAAGGAAATATCCAAGAAATGCTAGACCAGATAGGGGAATTCATGCGGCAGGAAAATATCAAATTGTTGGTAATACTTTACCGTCAGCAATGAAAGGTGCAGGTTTAAGTCCAAGTGATATGTTTAGTCCCGAAAATCAAGACTTATTAGGTCTTGCAGTTTTACGTGATAAAGGCATAGGTGCTTGGACAGTTGGCGGTTCAAAGTATTCTGCTAAAGATAGAGCGATTATTGAGCAGGCAAGAAGAACTCCACTTGGAGCACCAACTGCAACAGTTCAACCAGGAACAAGATTTAGAAAAGATCAAGATATTACAAGTATTGTAGGAGCAAAAGGAACTCCATCAGTTATTGTAACAAGCCTTCGTGGAAACAGAGTCAGAAATGGTAGAAGTCAATGGCATGGTGGAATTGATATTGCCACAGATAATGGAGTTTATATCGCTTTAAGAGCAAATTGTGTGGTTTTATATGCTGGTGACAGAGGTGGATATGGATTACTGGTTGATGTTTGGGTTGAATCGTATGGTATAAAATTGAGAATGGCACACTGTAGTTCTATTTTACCTAACTGTAAAGC